CCAACAGAGCAGACACATCAGCAAATTCTGATTTGTCATAGTTGCGATAGCCTTCGACATTACGAATCTTCAACTTGAAGTTAGCACCTTCCCACATATCAAATGGGTTAACTGGTGTTTCATCAGCAAATTCAGGATTCATTGCTTCAGTAATCTTATCAAAGATTTTCTTACCAAACTTATACAGTTTGATTTGTCCTTCATTAGAAGGATTGCTTGGGTCAGAAACCACAAGAATGTTTGCTAGATAGCTTAACTTGCGTTTTTGCTTACGAGCAACATCTTTGTTTGCTTCAATACCAGAGTTCCACAATGTGTTATTGTGTTCACAAACAGGACACTTCTCATTAAGAGTGGTCAAACAGTTGTCAATAAACCATCCGCCTGGTCCTTGAAAACCATGGCTGAATGTACGAACCCAAGGAAGAGCATCATCACCATCAACAGCAGGTGCTGGCAAGAAACGAATAATGGCCATGCCATTACCTGCTTTGTCAACTTCTGGTTGCCAGAAACGATTGTCATCTTTGGAGTTTTCGGTGCCAGCTGATGTAGCCTCGACCGCTTTTGAGAGTTTCTCAAATGAATTGCTGTTACGCTTTAGATTTGCGAATGAAGTCATATAATTTTCCTTTGTATAGACGTAGTATTAACGGAGTATAGTAGATTATCCACATTATTCATAATATACTTTATTTAGTATTTTAATCAAGTAGAGTCCTCAGTTTTGCCAGTGTTTCATTGGCATCTTTGTGGAGAATACCAAGACCACCAGCGGCATTAAAATTAACGATAATGTCTTCTGTATCATCAATTAAAATAGTTTCAGGTGTTGCATATGCTGTTTTATGCTTTCGGCCTGGAACAATATTGGCTTTGTATGGAATACCATTGTTGCAAAGCCAAACAACTTTCTGAGCAGCAACTTCTGAATGGAATTTTTCACCACCAGATGAAGAAAGAATCTCCACTTCCCAGTCAGTTTCGTTTTGAATAAAATCAAGCAACTCTTTTCCACCTGGGAACCATTCAAGGCTTTCAAAGTTTCCATCCATAATAAAGTTAGGCCAATTGGTTGTGAAGTTTTTACGGTCACGAGCACCAAGAGCATCCTTACCATACAGCTCTGTGAATCGCTTCTCAAAGTTGCATAGTACACCATCCATATCCAGGTAGAGTTTAGTTACTTTCATTTATTCAATACTTTCTTTAGAATTAGCCTATATTTTACATCATCCTTAGGAAGAAATGCGGCATACTTGAGCAATTTCAACCGATAATTTGGCCAATGTATCGTATCGGCAATCTTCTTAGACCAAACGGGTACGAATCCCATTTGATTGTTTAATAGGCAAACAGTTTCTATTGATACTTCTTTCCTGAGTGCTTTTCTCAGTAGAGTTGGATAGTCATCACCAACACGCAGGATAGAGTTTGGATCATCAAGTCCATCAAAGAGGTCACGACATTCATTCTCAAAATTGTATGACATTGATTGGATAACCTTCTGGTGCTTGCGATAATTCACTTCAGCATCTTCTAGTAATAATGAACCAACCCAAGCCTTTTCATCTTCTACAAAATTAGCAACAATGAAATCAATCATGTCTTCCTTTTGTGCAAGACGGCGAGACAACTTATAGAAATGGTATTTGTCTTTACGATTCTCAAATGTAGTTACACTAACATTGGTTTTACCATTGTATTTAAAGAAATCATATGATTCTTGTGTAAAATGTAATTTGAGAGCCTGATACAAACTGAATGTTTCGTAACCAGTCATATAGGCAATCTAGAACCTTTTTCTTTCAACATGTTATTATCCATTGCATCGTTCTCAATCTTAGATTTGAGGTTTGCATTAATTAGAGTAGCTGCAACCTCAATTTCAAGGCCGGTCTCTCTGCAATGTTCCACGATAGCTTCGATATAGTTGTATCGTGACCTAGCAACCAATGCATCGATAGCCTTGGCAAATTTTGCCATTTCATCTCTAGTAGGCATTATTTAATAAGTCCACATTTAGCGTCAAAACATTTGTTTCTTTGCATGATAGCAACCGGAAGTCCACATACAGAACATTTTTCTTCAAGTGAAATTGTATCATCTTTGTGTGAACTAGCCATTAGATTGGCAGCCATGTTGTCAAATACTTGAGCACCAACATAGTCTTCTTCATACTCATCTGGATAATCAGGTTCAGGTTCTTTGTAATAGTCAAGGCCTACAATTTCCAACTCACCATCAAATTCAAATGAACAACCCTTTAAGAATTGTCTGAAGTGTTCAAGCACAGTTGGTAAAAAGTCAGCTTCAAATTCTAAAGTATTTTTTGACCCAACAGGACCATCATGTTCACAGGTTAAAGTAAATTTAGGCATTATTTCACCACAGTTTCATATAGAGTTTCAAATTGGTCATGCACTGCCACTTCTTCATCATAATTTTGTTTCCAGTAAACCTTAACCATTCGTTGAACGATTTTCTTAGGTAACTGTAATTGTTTGCTGATATCAGCCGTTGCTTCTTTGATAAAGTCTTTCTCCGCTGACGCACGAACCATCGCATCAGAACATTCACGGATAACTTTTAATAGTTTATCCCTGTCGGCTGGGTTAGATAATTGATTAACACTCACTTGCTGAATAGCCATAATATACTCCTAGTTTACTTTTTCATTGCATACGTAATGCAGGTTGGGTTTGTGCTTGTTTCATATGCACACTTTACAGACAATGGGTCAACACCTTTAGCAATAGCTGCTTCGATATTTTTGGCCATGTTGTTTCTGTCATTGATATTATAAATGATTGCACCAATAATTGCGGTACAAACCACAATAATTACCGATACACATACTGTAATCAAATCTTTATTCATAATAGATTCCTTTGTTTCTGTCAATTTTATCACCTTTGCTTTTGTAGAAAATATGCCTGCCAATCTGTTTCTCCTTTTGTAGTTTTGTCCAACCAGGATTTACATAATCTGCATGATAGTAGGTTGCCCCATTTGTTACATCCTTCATTCTATCAAAATTCAAATACATGTGTGTTGACATTTGCAATATCTCATTATACAACGGAGTATGCTTGATTGTCAAGAGCCTGGAGGTAAATGATGAGTCACAATACCAAGAAAACTGGCATGTCCCATTGAACTTTTGTTTTACCACATCACAAACTGTACCCGCATAGTTGCCTGTCTGAATACGATTGAAGGTGACGAACACCACCGCCTTGCGACCTTCAAGAGGTTCATGGGCAGCTTCAAAGTATACATTTTCTGCGAGACACGTTACCTGTTTTTTTGATTCATCGGTAAGTGAGTTGAAAGATGCTTTAATTGGCATCGTTGGATTTTGAATGTTGATGCTTGATATCATTATGATAATCGAAGCAAAGAACAGACTAAAAAGTATTGGTTTACTTCTCAATATTTCTCCTTGAATTATATTTAGTCCCAAAGGTTTCGATAATACTTTCCGAATAGTTTAAAACCATTTGCAATTCTTTCGTGTATGACCTTTAAAGCTTCATAATCAGTTTCATGCGTATGGTCATCATTGTAAACCATTTTGTACATTTTTGGTTTGCCGTTTTCATCCCACTCACAGGCTTCACTTCTTGTTGACCATTCGCCTTTAGAATATTTTTCTTCCCATTTGGTATCAACGTGATGTTCAAATGCAAATATCATTTCATTCATAACCCAATCCCAGCGTTTGAAATGATTACCATCTGTATCATATTCATTTTCTTTTGCTGGTGCTGAGGTTGATTTCAATTCTTCAGGCACATCTTCATCATCAACATTTGGTGCACCATGTTTGGTTGCTTGCAATTGTTTCAACATAGGCAATATAATTATTGCAAGTGTGTGATCCATTGACCATGTGTCGTATTTGTCAATCTTAATATAAGTTGTGCGGCTACGCTTAGACTCTATCCATTGGCACAGTTTCGATAACCAAGTTTTTGGTGCATTTTTTGAATCTGTAATTTTTTCATCTGTAGTTCCATGAGAAAGCCAGGTACCAAAGTCATGTACCCAATCAGGTTTTCTTTTGAAATTATATTCATCTTTCACAGGCTTTGCCCAAAAGCAAAGTGCTTCGGCTATTTGATAGGGGCCAACCCAATTCTTATAAGGTCCAATGTAAACTTTCATTTCTGATTGTCTCCTTTGATTACACGATAATTATCTTCTACAGAATCGGGTGTGCTGACTTCAATGATTGTGCCTTCTTCAAGGCAAATGATTTGGTGTGGTTCAAGTGGTTCATTACGCCACACCGAACCAATTTCTAAAATCTGAGATTTCATTTCTGCATTCTCGGTCATAATATATTTCACTTCGAATTTACCAGACAAAACATACCATGTCTCATCTTTCTCAGCATGAAAGTGCATACTGAACCGAGAATCTTTATTAAATCTTAGCAGCTTGCCTGCATATTTGTCATTGGTTGCCCAAATTAATTCTGAGCCCCAACCTTTCTCAACAAAACCAGTCTTACGAGTCGCCATATATCACCTGTAAATAATAAAACAAAAATTATTTGTCTTCTTCTTCTAATCCATCAAATACTTTATCAAACCAAGTTAGTGCTTCTTTTTCACTATTAAAGAAAGGACTTACCTGATGTTTGTTATCATCAACATAAAAGTAAGTATATGTTGCCATACCCATATCTCTATATTGTATTAGTTTCATAAAGATTCCTTATTATAACATAAGTTTATTTATTTGTCAACCTTTTGCGCCAATACTTACCTATGTATCTTTGCAAGGATTCAATATAGTAATCGGACTTTTCACGTACAAAAATCTGGTGAGAACCATCTGCAACAGCGATGGCAACCACAATCTGGTTAATTGGCTTACCAGTAATTTCACCAAACATTTCCGCATATGCGGTACATTGCATAAAATAATTTAGAATATTATCTTCTGACTTTTCTCTAGTAGAGGATTTAAAGTCAATCACCGATAACTGGCCATTCCATTCTGCAATACAATCAACACGACCAGCCAGTCTCAGAGTATTAGAATAAAGAGCTTGCTCAATACAATATACATCACCAATATTTTCATCAAGGTGTGGTCTAAGTGACATGAACAATTGCTTGGTATCAGGCATCATTGTTCGTAGTTTAACATCCGTCATTTCATTGAGCAAATAGTTTTCACAAACAGTATGCAATTTGGTGCCACGACTGGACGCTTTAGCTGCAATCTTATTTGCTTCTTCAGCACCAACTCTTTCACGCCACTCAAACAATGCTTTCTTATTGTAGTCAGCAAGAACCGTAGTTACGGATGGGAATGATTTACCAATTGGTGTTACATACTCACGGCCAGCTTCGGTCGTTTGCGCCTGCAATTCAAAATCCAATTCAGGCAACTTAACATGATTAAAGGCCAAACTTATCTTCCTATGTGTTTATCAACCAATTGTTTGGTCTTAATTTCTTTAGATGAACGCTTGCCATGACGGCTAGCAACTTCACTTGATTTGTGATTCTCTGAAATTTTAGAAAGCACTTCTTTGAATCCATCTGGTACTTTACCAGTAACGGAAACTCCACTAACAATTGCAGCTGAGGTCACAACTGAGTGGATTGTTGGATTGGTTTGCAGATAATCCTCACGAGCAGAGATGCTCATAAATGATTCAAATTCTTCACCTGTTTCAGTATTTAAA